TGAAGATTATCGGGTTTATATTTGTTTGAATAATGGAACTAATCCAGAAAATCCAAATGGTAAATCATCATTAGATCAACCTACTTTTGTAGATCTTGAACCAAAAGCAGCAGGTGATAGTGGAGATGGATATATTTGGAAATATCTTTATACAATTAAACCAAATGATTTAGTAAAATTTGATTCTACTAATTTTATTCCTGTTCCTCAAGATTGGGATACTAATACAGAAACAGCTGCTGTTAGGGATAATGCTGCAACTAGTGGACAAATAAAAGTTGTTACTGTAACTAATCGTGGTGTTGGTTTAGGTACTGCAAATAGAACTTATAGTGATGTTCCTATCGAAGGAGATGGATCTGGTGCTAAGGCTACGATTGTTGTTAATAATGATTCGAAAGTTGATACTGTTACCATTTCTAAAGGGGGATCTGGATATACATATGGAACTTTAGATTTACTTGCAGGAGGTGTTCCTACTGGAACTACTGTTCCTGTTTTTAATGTAATTATTCCTCCTCAAGGTGGACATGGTTCAGATGTTTACAGGGAATTGGGTGCTTACAATGTTTTAGTTTATTCTAGAATTGAAAATGATTCAGATAATCCTGATTTTACTACAGGAAACCAAATTGCTAGAGTGGGACTTGTAGAAAATCCTCAGAAAAATGGAAGTACGGCTTTATTACAATCTGACAAAGCTAGTGCTGCTTATGCTTTGAAACTAACTGGTATTGGATATAGTACTGCTGTTTTTGTGGCTGATGATGAAGTAAGACAAACTATTGGAATAGGATCTACTGCAGTAGGTAAAGTTATTTCATATGATCAGAGTACTGGAGTATTAAAATATTGGCAATCTAAAAGTTTAGTTGGATTTAATACTGATGGTTCACTGAAGACTAATCCTACATATGGATTTAAGTTAAATAGATTTACTGCTTCTCCATCTTCGGGAAGTCTTACTATTGTTAGTGATAATGGTAGTAATAATAGTTTAGCAATTCATACCTCGTTTACGGGTATATCAACTGCAATAAATAATAGAACATATAACCTTGGACAAAGATTTACTGCTGGAGTTTCTAGTCCAGAAGTTGAAAAATATTCAGGTAATATAATTTACGTTGACAATAGACCATCTGTAACTAGGTCTATTAACCAAAAAGAAGATATTAAAGTTATTTTGCAATTCTAAAGACTCATGCCCCAGGAAACTAATCTTAACGTCAGCCCATATTTTGACGATTTTGATCCTAAAAATAATTACTATAAAACATTATTTAAACCTGGATTTCCCGTTCAGGCTAGAGAGCTAACTGGACTGCAATCAACTCTTCAAAATCAAATTGAAAGATTTGGTGGCCACCTTTTCAAAGAGGGAAGTTCAGTAACTGGTGGTGGGGTAAAATATAATAATGCGTTTCCTACGGTTAGAATCAATACTTCTTATTCTGGTGTTTCTGTAAATAGATATCTGAGTAAACTTTTAGACAAAACCTTAATAGGAGAAACGTCTGGGGTAAAGGCTCAAATAAAAGCATATTTAAATAAAGCATCTCTTCCTGGACAACCATATACTTTATTTGTAAATTATCTAGATGCTTCAGCAGCAACAGATGAAGGTGGAACATTTATTCCTGGTGAAAATTTAATATTAGAAGGACAAATATCAACTAGCAATGTTATTATACAAAGTGGAGAAGGTTGTGCTACAGTCTCTACAATAGATAATGCCATATCTATAGGATCTGGAGCAGTTTTAACTGGGGGTGTTTATTTTGTAAGAGGATATTTTATAGATGTACCTGAACAATCAATTATTCTCGAACCATTTTCAACAAGACCTTCTTATAAAATTGGATTAGAAGTATATGAGGAAATTATAAGTTCTGATATTGACCCTAAATTAGCAGATAATGCATCTGGGTTTAATAACTACAATGCACCTGGTGCAGATAGATTAAAAATAAGAGTTTATTTAACTAAAAAATCAACTGATAATGTAGGTGCTATTTCTAACTTCATTGAATTAATGGAAGTTAGGGAAGGAGTCATAGTTTCTTCTGAAAAAGATCTCCAATATAATGAGTTAGCAAAAGAATTTGCAAGAAGAACTGCTGATGAATCTGGTGATTATTATGTTACTCCATTTACAATAACTCCTAAAGATACTTTAAATGATTTTAAAGGAAATAAAGGTATTTTTAGTGAGGATCAATTAACATATAACAATCAAACTCCAAGTGATGATTTAGGTACTTATAAATTATCTCCAGGAAAGGCATATGTTAAAGGTTATGAAGTAGAAACTATAACTCCTAGTTTTATTGATTTTAAAAAACCAAGAACTACTAAACTTTTAGAAAATCAAAGTTTAAATTATGTCACTGGTCCTACCTTTGCTTTAAATAGAGTAAGTGGATCTCCCAATTTAGGAATCTCTACTACTTACACATTAAGTTTAAGAGATCAGAGAATAGGAAGTTCTGGCATTGCAGCTGCAGGTAAAGAAATTGGAATCGCAAGAGTATATGATTTTGCATTAGAGTCTGGATCTTATGATGCTGTAAATTCAAATACAAATCAATGGGATATTGCATTATACGATGTTCAATCTTATACGGATATAACAGTCAATACTAATGTAACTCTTACAACTCCTACTCATATTAAAGGTAAATCTAGTGGAGCTAAAGGATTCTTAAGATATAACGTATCTGCTGGTACTGCTCTTACTGCTTATAATGTGCAAGGAAGATTTATTCCTGGTGAGCAATTTATATTCAATGGTATTGAAAGTGGAAATATAGCTAATACTATAACAAATTATTCTTCTAGTGATGCAAAATCTCTGTATGGTATTGTAGGAACAGCTTATACCTTTAATGCAGATGTTAAACAATCTGTTCTTTCCAATATAGGTCAAGTTAATATCAGTGCTGCTAGTGGAGGAGTAAGTACAGTAACAAGTACAGATCCTGCCAGATTCTTTACAGGAATTACGACAGTTGGAAATATAGTGTCTTATGGAAATACTGGAATAAATGAAGAAACTTTTAGTAAAATTACTAGTGTATCTCAAAGATCTTTAGTTATTACTGGTATGACAACCGTAACTGGTGTATGTGATGGTGCTTTACCAGGTAATCTTATAAATCCATCAAACTTTAAGATATTAACTTCTAATTTTCAATCTTCTACTGATAATACTTTATATACAGAGTTACCAAAAGATCATGTTGCAACAGTTGATTTAAGTGATTCTTATTTAACAGTTAAAAAACAATATGATATAAGTATATCTTCCAGTTCGACTGGATCTATTTCTTCGGGAGATGTTGATTTAACATTCTTACCTTATGATGAGGAATTATATACCTTAATAAGAAAAGATGGAACTACAGAAAATTTATCTTCTGATAAATTTGCATATGGTTCAGGAGGTTCTACAATAACTATTAGTGGATTAGCATCTGGAAGTGGTCCTGCTAAGTTAATTGCTACTTTAAGGAAGATAAAAGTAGAATCTAAGATTAAAGATATAAAGAAAATCAATACTTTAACAATTTCAAACTCAAAGTATTCTCAATCTGGTGTAGGTGCTACTACACTTAATGATGGTCTTTCTTATTCTGCAGTATATGGAACTAGAGTACAAGATGAAGATATTTCTTTAAATGTTTCTGATGCTACTAAAATCTATGGTATTTTTGAATCTAGAAATGCAGCTGCTCCATCTTTACCTTCAATAACATTATCAAGTATTAATGGTCCTACTGCAAAAACTCAAGACTTATTAATAGGTGAAGAATTTATTGGTAAAAAATCTAATGCTATAGGTGTATATGTTTCTAGAGTTAATGATTCTAAAATTAATTACATCTCTTTGAATGATAATGAGTTTGAATCTGATGAAGTAATTACTTTTAAAGAATCTAATATTTCTGCTTTATTTACCAGTAAGACTGTAGGGTCTAATAATATAGTAAAGAATTTTACTTTTGATAATGGTCAAAAAGATACAATATATGATTATTCTAAGTTAGTTAGACATTCTAATGTAAAAGAACCTACTAAGCAATTAACAGTAGTATTTGAATCTGCATATTTTGATTCTTCAGATACTGGAGATATTACAACAATAAATTCTTATGATGCATTTAATTATTGCAGTCTTCCTGAAATAAATGAAACTAGTGTTTCTAATATTATCGATATAAGACCTAGAGTATCTGATTTTTCTGGAACCTCATATTCTCCTTTTGAATTTTTGGGTAGAAACTTTACTGCAGATGGAAATTCAGCTGCAAATATTTTAGCATCAGATCAATCTATATTACTAGACTATTCTTTCTATCTTCCAAGAATAGATAGAATATTCTTATCTAAAAATGGTAATTTCCAATTACTTAACGGAATTCCAGCAGAAACTCCAGAACTACCTGTTAGAATTGATGAAGCAATTGAAATAGCAAAAGTAGTATTGCCAGCATATTTGTGTGATGTTAATGATGTTAGTATTACTTTAACTGATCATAAGAGATATCAGATGAAAGATATCCATAAATTAGAAACTAGAATTAAGAATTTAGAATTCTATACTTCTCTTTCTGTTCTTGAAAGTGATACTGCAAATTTAGAAATTCGTGATGTTGATGGATTAAACAGATTTAAGTCTGGATTCTTTGTAGATGATTTTTCTACTACTGATACTCAACTTAAGAAGACTATTAATAAAAATAGTATTGATGTTAAGAATGGTGAATTAAGACCTGCTGCTTTTGCTACAGAACTTGATTTACAGGTAGAAAATATAAGTAATGGAATTAGAAAAACAGGTAGAACTTTAACACTTGATTATGACGAATCTGTTTTAATTAATCAACCATATGCTACTAGAACAGAAAATGTTACTCCATACTTAGTTAATTATTATTCAGGTACTATTGAATTAAATCCTTGCTCAGATTGTTGGGTAGAGCAAATTCATCTTGCAGCACAAAGAGTAGAAGTAGAAAATTATACATCTACCTTAGTACAAACTGCGGATGGTGATTTCCATTGTGGTATGGATAATGTAATTTGGGATGCATGGAGCACTGTATGGACTGGTAATGATGTAAATGAAACTTATGTAGATGAGTGGGTAATTAATACAGAATTGAATAGAAGGGAAAAAAGAAGAACAACAACCACAACATCAACAAGAACAGGGTCAAGAACGAGACAAGGATATTATGATCATATTAGAGAAATCATTACTGACACAAATCAAGGTAATGTAGTACTAGCAAAAGAAATTATTCCTTATATGAGATCTAGGAATATTGCATTTACTGCAAGACGAATGAAACCAGGAACTCGTCTCTATGGTTTCTTTGATGGAGAAGATGTAAACAAATATATGATTCCAAAACTTCTAGAAATTACAATGAAGTCTGGAGTATTTTCTGTAGGAGAAACTATTGTTGGTAAAACTTTAGATGGAACAGAATTGATTAGATTTAGATCAACTACAGCTAATCATAGATCTGGACCTATAGATAATCCAAATACTTTCTATTATAGAAATCCTTATAATAGAGCTGAAAATATACCTTCTCTTTATTCATCAACTACTGAAATTTTAAATGTTGATACTGATAGTCTTGCTGCTAAAGCTGTTGGTGATTATCATGGTTATATTAGATCTGGAATTCAATTAGTAGGTCAAACTTCTAATGCTCAAGCAGAAATTAATAATATAAGACTTGTTAGTGATCAAACTGGTAGTGTTATAGGATCTTTCTACATTCCTAAACCAAATGTAACAGAAAATCCAAAATTTGAAACTGGAATGAAGATGTTTAGGTTGACTAGCAGTAATGTTAATAGTCAACTTCCTGGTAATATTTTAACTGATGCATCACAGTCTTATGAAACTGCTGGTGTTTTAAGTAAGAATAGAGAAAATATATTATCTTGTAGAAATGTAACTCACGAAAAACAAGTACAAACTGAGACTGAAGCAATTACTGGACAGAGCACTGTAACTGTAAATACTACGGTATTAGACTCACAGCCACTACCAACACCAGAACCACCACCAACTCCAATTCCAGTAGCACCAACACCAGTACCTATTGCACCAGTCCCAGTAGAACCAACACCAGTACCTATTACACCAGTACCTGTATATTCTCCTCCTGTAGAACCAACACCAGATCCACCACAACCAATACCAGTAGCATTACCACCTACTGCACCTACTCCAATTCCAGTAGTACCAACACCAGTACCTATTGCACCAGTCCCAGTACCAACAACTGCTACTCAAGTCTATATGACTATCTCACAGCATGATGTTGAAGGTGGAGTAGATTACACTGATCTAAATGATGGAACTGCATCTGAGGAAAATCAAGTTCTTGCGTTTGTACAGGGATTGTATAAAGATGAATTGGGTATTATTCCTGATGCAGAGGGTGAGGCATGGTGGACAAAACAAGCAACTGATATACTAGATGCTGGTGGAAGTTTAGACCAAGCACAGGAAGAAACAAAAAATTCGTTTATGGCTGATATAAACGTAGTAACTTTTGGTGCAAGTTATAATGATGGTGTAGCTCTTCTTGCTACAATTGACACATCTACCAATCCAGATGGTGGATATACTGGTTCTGAAGTTGCTGGTGACAATGCTCTTGTTCAAACAGTAGATGGTTCAGGAACTATAATTACCAATACAGCAACTGATACTAGGTTTGATACGGGTACGTCTACTACAGCAAATCTTTCTCAAGATCAAGTGTGGACAGCACAATTAGAAACTGCTTATAAGGTTTTTGCACCTGCATCTCAGATAGAAGGTGATAAATTAGATACTCAAGTTCAAGGTTGGATTGATTACTTAAATTCAGGAGATCATGGTGGAATTGAAGCTGCTATGGCAACTGTTAAGAATCATTCATGGAATACTGATGCAGATAAAGAAGTTCAGAATGCACCTGCATGTAATGCTGGTGAGACGGATCCATTAGCACAATCATTCTTTGTAAATGAACCAAATGGAATATTCATTACTAGAATTGAAGTATTCTTTAGTTCTAAGGATGATCATCTACCATGTATTGTTCAACTTAGACCAATGCAACTTGGATTACCGACGAATGAAGTATATCCATACAGTGAGATAACATTAGAACCTGATCAAATTCAAACATCTATAGATGCTTCTGTCCCAACAACAGTGATATTTGATGCACCTGTATACTTAGCTGGAGGACAATATCATTCTGTTGTTCTTCTATCTCAAAGTAATAACTATAGGGCATGGATTTCTAGAATGGGTGAAACTGATATTCAAACTGTCAATTCTCCGATTGATGAGCAAATTGTTGTTTCTCAACAACCTTTACTAGGATCTCTATTTAAATCGCAGAATGGTGTAACTTGGAATGCAAGTCAATATGAAGATCTTAAATTTAAACTCTATAGAGCTAATTTCAAATCATTTACAGGAACTGTTAATTTCACTAATCCACCGTTAACAACAGTAAGTGAATTTATCAAACCACTTCCTAAAGATTCTTTAGAATTATCTTCTAATAAAGTTAGAGTTGGTTTAACTACTGTTTTAAATGATACTGCGTTAACTCTCGGTAATACAATTAGACAACAAGGAACAAATGCAACTGGTAATTATGTTGGTTCTGCAGGAACTGCTACTGGAGCATTAACTTTAACTAATGCTGGTATTGGATATACTCCTGCAAGTGGATCTACTACATTCAGTAATGTTTCTTTGACATCATTAACTGGTAGTGGTAGAGATGGAAAAGCAAATATAACAATCAATAATGGTGTCGCAGTTGCCGCAACAGTATCTCAAGGTGGATATGGTTATGTTATTGGAGATGTATTAACTGCATCTACAGTAGGTGTTACTTCTCTTGGAACCAATCTAAGATTATCTGTGGCAGGTCTTTCTGGAACTAATGAGTTAATTATCGATAATGTTCAAGGTATCTTTGAAACAGGTGCTGGAAAGTATCTTAAGTATGATAATAATGTAGGTGTTACTACAACTTTGAATGGTGAATTTAGTGGCAATGTTCTTCTTTCATCTGCACCAACATCTGTTTCTGATGGTTTACATATAAAAGTAAATCATTTAAATCATGGAATGTATTCTACTCAGAACTCCGTATCTATTAATGGAGTTCAATCTGATATTCCTTCTACATTATTAACAACGGAATATGATGCATCTGCAGTTGGTTCATTCTCTATTGAAGACGCAAGTGAATTTACAACCTTTGAAAACGTTGGAGTTGGAACAACAAATATTGGTTATGCAATGGTTGGAGATGAACTTATCTCTTATACTGGTGTTTCTGGTAATAGTCTTACTGGAATAACAACTAGGGGTATTGATGGAACTATTCCACAACTTCATCCTATAAATTCATCTGTTAGAAAATATCAATTATCTGGTGTTTCATTAAGAAGAATTAATAAAGATCACAATTTAGCAGATGCAACAGTAACTAATCCTATAGGATTGGATTACTATAACGTCAAGATCGATATGTCTGAAAATGGTTTAGACAGATCTGCAGGAGTATCTACTTATCCACAACTTCATTTCAACGAATCAGGATCTATTGGAGGTTCTATTATTAAGTCTACTGAAAATATACCTTTTGAAATTGTAAGACCTATTGTTGAGAACATTACTCCTGTTGGAACTAATGTTAATGCTCAAATTAGAACTGTTACTGGAAGTAGTGTTGGTGGATCAGAAACTCCATTTGTAGAAAAACCATTTGAAACAATTAGTTTGACTACGAATAATTATCTAAATTCACCTAGAATGATTGCTTCTCGTCTCAATGAAACAACTTCATTACCAAACATTGTAAATAATAGATCATTTACAATGAACTTAGAATTGTTCACTGGAGAATTATCACTTTCTCCAATGGTTGATTTAGATAGAGTTGCGGTAATTCTTGCATCTAATAGGGTTAATAATCCTATTACAAATTATGTAACTGATAATAGAGTTTCTACTCTAATTGATGATCCTAATGCTTTTGTTTATGCTTCTGTTCCTGTTTCTTTAGAGAATCCAGCAACTGCGATTAAGATTTATATGACTGGACATATCAATCTCTTTAATGATATTAGAGCTTTCTATGCAATTAGTAATGATCCTAATGAAGAGTTTGTTTATAACCCATTCCCAGGACATACAAATCTCTTGGAAAGTGGACAAGTTATAAATCCAGCAAACAATAATGGATTGCCTGATAAGTTGGTTCCTAAAACTGATAAACTTGCATATATAAGTCGTGAAGTAGTTTATAAAGATTATGAATATACTATTGATAATCTTCCCAATTTTAGATATTTTGGAATCAAACTTATAGGAACTTCTACAAACAAAGCTAATCCACCTCGGATTAAAGATTTGAGAGTAATTGCACTTGCCTGATATGGGATACCTAGATGTAGAAGGTCATGTTAATTTAGTTCGAGATGAACAATCTGGAGCTATATTAAATACTGATAATAGTCAATATAATCAGTACATGGCTCTTCGTAATTCTAAAGCACGAAAAGATAATAAAATTGATGCTATGGAATCTGACTTAGCACGTTTAAAGGATGATATTAATGAAATTAAAAGTTTACTTGGCAAATTAGTAAATGGCTAAAAATACTATTACTTTTGACCCTAGTTCTGGGGTTGCTTACGGAGTCAATCTTAACATAAATACTGGTGCTGATTTCAATAGTGAGTATACTGTTGTAAATACTTCAGGAGCTGCTTTTGATTTTACTAGTTGGACAGGATCTTCACAATTAGCTAAAAGTGTTTCTATTGGATCATCATCACATGCA